TTTATTTTTTCTATAAAAATTAGGAGTTTTTATTTGGTCCCAAGATTTTTTCCAATCAAAAGTTTTAACTGAACGTTCTTTAGTAATCTCGCTATCTATATTGTATCCTACTTTACTTAGACTATCAATCAATTTAGTGAGATCTTGATTCCAAGTACTAACATGTGAATCTTTAAACTGGTAAAATGAATTGTAAATTAGGTATTTAATATTATTTGCTATACAAAAATTCTGTAATGTTAAATTATCCATAACATATCTGGACATGTATTCTTCAGGGTTCCATAAATACCTTACGTAGAGTTCCCAGAATTTTTTTTGATCAGGATGTACGAAATGCTGTATATGTGGCCATAACCTAAAGCTGTGATTTGAAGGTTCTCCCTTCCACCAAAAACTGTTTCTCTCGGGAGAAGACCAGCCTACTATTACTACCAATTCTTCTGTAGATTTACCAGCAGACAGGTATTCCTGTGTTACATAATCTACAGTTCTCTGCAGTATAGATTTATTATCATCGGCTGGCCAAGCCAAATTTACTGTATCACAATTTAAATACTCTTTTATATAGGTAGTCCATATTCTACTAGTTCTATATTTAATGTTTTCTTCTGAAAAATCATACTCCCCAACATATACATCAGGTGGGTACCTAGCAGCTAAAACTGGGTCTACTATCTCACATCCGAAAACCCAAGAGTCACCGTTACAAATTAATTTATATTTCATACATTATAAAATTCTTTATTAAGTTTTATCAATTCATCGTAGTTTTCCTTATAGTTTAAATTTAAATCCAAAGCAGACTTTCTTACTACTATATAACTATAAGGTTCATGTACTGATGTAGTATTAATATTTACTTGATGTAAATACCTAGTCATTAAAGTTCCTGGTCCTAGAAATCGCTCAGGAGATACCATAGAGGTATTCTCTATTCTTTCATTTTGAGAATAACCAAAAGCTTTTACTGCAACATAGGAATATAAATTTGCTGCGGTATTCATTGTAGCTGAGTCTCCCATATAGGCTACGTCATCGGTATCCACAACAAATAATTCTTCTTTGTGTTTACCTTGACGGCCTAAAGTATATATAGTCCTATGTTCTATTTGACTTGCATAGTAGTTCATTTTACTACCTGGTGGAAATACAATGTCCGGTCTTGTCCTTATTACCAAGTCGTAAGTAAATCCATTTTCGTTTTCAAAATCGCATTTCATTTTATTAACTCTATAACTAGAATATAAAATAGGTCCCCATACTTTGTGAGGGTTTACTCTATGAAATTGCTCTACTTTTAAACCTTTTAAAGATTTTAATTTTTTTTCTATATATTCCTTTTCAACAAATGCAGGTTCAAGACCTGTAATATAATCACTCGTAGTCTTCTCTAGGCTATTAGTTAACCATAGATTTACATCCCAAGTATGCATAAAGTAATCTATCTCTATTTCTACGTCTGTATTTACAGTTGAAGAAAAAGTTGGGCTAAAGAAAGACTGTATAGAAGGTAGGCACAGCTTATAAGTTCTAGATTGCCCAGCTAGTAGCACAGCTACTTTATATTTAGTTCTGTTATATTTCATAAACTTAAAATATCTTTAGAACCTATATCACATCCGTAAGGATTTTTTTCATACGATTTCAAATTGCTGAAGTAGCTGTCACTTCTTACTATTTTCGAATCAATATGTATAGAGTTAATAGTTAAAAACATGCTCTGTAAATATAAGCTAAGAAGTAGATGGGGTGTAAAATTTTTTGTGTTACTGCCTGACATTTCGTATACATAAGGTAAGTAGTCTACGTATTGACTTATAATATCGTATGTATTTGAATCGCTATAGAAAAGTATATCTCCTACCGTTACAAAGGGTAAATTTTCTATTAAACTAGTATGGGTAGAGTATATGTTAAATGGTTTTGGTTTTTTTAAAGTATAATGAAATTCAACAATATCGTTAATAGTAAAAAAAGAATCATACCTCATTCTAATTACAATGTCGTAAACAAAACCATTCTCGATTTCATATGCAGATTTAAGTTCTCCTGCTTTTTTTATACCGTAATATTGAGGAGCTAACCATTCTGGAGTTCCGAAGCTTTCTACGTCTTTTTTTCTAAAATTTACTATCTGTCTCAATACCCTAGCAGAAATACTTTCACTTATTTCTCTGCCTTCTAATATAAACCTAATAGGGTTGTAGGATTCTAATAATTCAGCTATCTCTTCTTGTTCTATAATTGTATGTTTATAAATCTCTCCTTTAGAGGTAGCAACTACATGGTTAGAAGTAGTATTAAAATTCCAAGCATGCATAAATACATCAGGAGGTGTTGAAAATTCAGATATAAACCCTTTAATAAAAGGTAGAGCAGTTTTCCAAGCACGGGGTTGTCCGCTTAAACATATAGCTATTTTAAGGTTACTCATAACGTTTAATCACTAAACCACAATGGGTCGTATTTTATAATATGACTTTTATTACTTGAATGATCCTTAATTTTGTAAGGAGTGGATTCAATAAAATCAGAAGAAAAAATAACTGATTCTGAGTTTTCTCCATATAAATAGCTATGTTTAAACTCCTCATAGTTATTAAATAGAGAATCTAAATCAGCTTTTCCCATAAGTTTATTTTGTATATGTAATTTACTTATGTCCCCAATAAAAATGCTTGCATAATTTTCATCATACCCTTCTTTACCGACGCCTAAATTATTAGCACACCCAACCCATTTTAATGCCTTTTCATAATCCTTTATGTTACTGTGAGGGGCTGAAAATTTATCTCCAGAAAAATCAATGTAAAATTTTGAATTAAATCTAGAAATAGTTACATTAACTACTGAATGCTTATGTGGAATTAATGGGATGTTTATAGTTTTGTGTATATTTCCTTCAGTTTGGTGTTCCCACCACTGGTATGAAAAAGAGAAGTGTATGTTACTATCTCCATCCATAGTTGCAGAAATAAAAGCTCCTTGATGCTCTCCTGTTGCTCCCACTATACATCCGTTATAAAATTTAGACTGAGTAACTTTATTTTTAATAGCTTCATAGTCAGGGGCTACGGTAAATGCAATAACAGATTCATCTTTAAATATTTGATGATAATTACGTTTAATTATGTCGTACTTATTTGATATATTAAATAGGTATGTGTTATTTTTATCTATTCTCATTATTTCAATCTTAGACTGTGGTTAAAAAAATCTGCTAATTCCGGGAATGTTTTAACAAAATTAGTACCTCTCCTTCTATCATGCTCCTGGAAAAATCGACCAAAATTTCTACGTTGAATATGTATTTTTTTTGGATCTTTAAATTTAGATGTCATCCAATCATATGATCTTTTTAGTTTTTGTATTTCTACATCTGAGTATCCTACTAATATTGAGTCAAATTTAGGTGTGCCTAAAAAGTCCATTTCCCCTATGCATTCCCATAGTACAGGTCCCCATATTTCATCATCAAGTATCTGTATCGTCTGATGAGAGGGATAACGTAAGTAGGAAGTATCTAAAAATACAGCGGATTTCCAGTATCTATCATCTGATGCGTACTGTACTTTAAGGTCATATACGTTTTTAACTAATTTTTTGTAGTTTGGAACAGATAAAGCATTAAAAGTAGACATTATAGTTACATTTACTTTAGGGCATTGTGATAATACTTTATTCATATTATCCCACATTCTATTAAACTCTAAACCGTCTCTAATATATTCTGCCTGTTCACCCCAGGTATCCACAGATGTAAATAAAACAAACTCTTTTACAAGTCCTTTATCTTCTATAATTTTAATTTTTTCAATTAACCTATCTATTAGGTTATCCGGTACTCCTAGGTTAGAGTTAATTGCTAGATTTAAGTCTCTGTTAGGGTAATCTTGCTCAATAATATAGTCTAAAACTTTCCATGTATCTTTAGAAAGCAAAGGCTCTCCTCCTGTAATTCTAAATGTATGTAAATCTCTATATAGGTCAGGCCACCATTTCCAAAACGCTTCTACGTATGGATTATACTCTTTATGGTGTATAGGCATTTTGTTTTCTGCTTTTAGCTTAGATATATCGTTAAATTTATCATCAGTAGGGTATGGACCGTATTTTTGAGCTTCTTGTGCCCAGGAAGAAGAAAATGATGGACCGCAGTAAGAGCATTTAAAATTACAAGCATTAGAGAAAGATACCTCAAGATATGTTGGATTAGTATTGTCTCTCCACCTACTATTTACTATCTTGTCGAAATGTGGTAAAGACCATGATTCATTAGATTTAAATACTCTATCTGAAAATTGTTCTGAGTTATCTTCAACATTCCAGCAGTAGTTACATTCAGAAGGTCTTTTACCTTCTAGCATTTCTTTTCGTTTTAATTTTTTGAAACGGGTATTATGTAGTGCTGATGGGTTTCTTTTTATTTCTGCTAAAGGTATTTTATGAGTAGACGGGTGATGGCATGAATGGGTTTCTCCCATCTGTAGGTGTACTGTAGCTTGAGTCCATTTTGCAAGGCACATTCCACACCCTACCTTATCTAACTTATCTTTAGTATTCTTATATATATCTTCCTCTCTTATTATTTGTGTTTTGATCATAACTCTATATTAAGCATTTTAGCCCAAGGTGTTAACTTTTCTTCCCCTACTAATTTATATTTAACTTGTTTTATTCCGTCTTCTTTATAGTTAATCTTACCTTGCTGCATACCTAAAACGTATCTTCTTTCGTTTGCAGCAGTAGTTTCTCCTTTAGCCCATTTTCCATTTACTAATCCTTCATCTTTATGAGGCAAACATCGAAATCTACCCTCTTTACGGTGAGGAATAATATTATTATAAATAATCATTTCCTCTTCTTTTTCCTCAACGTTTTCACTGTAGTCGTCTTCGCTTTCGCTGAGTTTCCATATGGTTTTTCCTTCGCTTTTTATAATAACCTCTCCTATCCCTCCTTTGAATCTTTTGCCGGGATAATCTTCGGTAAAGGAAGGAGTATAGCCTAAGTATATATCTCCTTCTTTGTACTTACTACTTAACCTGCCATTATAGATTAAAGGAGATTCCGTCCCATGCCCTAAATCAACATCAGCTTCTATTCCATTTTGATAATAATTAACTTTTTTAGCACGAGGATTAAATTTAACAGTAATCCAGGTCCATAAGTTTGCATATCTTTTTATCCACATATAGTTATGTTGGTGGAAATTGTTAAAGAACTGTAGTGTAAAAGCTCTAGAATTGTTAAAAGATATCCCAAAATCTTCTCCAGGTATTCTAAATATAGGGTATTCAAAAAACTTAGCGTTTCGATCTCCTATCAGATGTATCTGTGCTTTTTCTTGTTGGTGCTCTGCCTTTGTAAGTACTGATATTTCAAATTCTCTTTGAAAAAATCCTCTGGGTAGTACTTCTTTTGGTATAACCATTTTAGAATCAATACCGTTAAAATAAAAATGGGAAGAGTAGGTGGGTAAGTCACTATATGTTACGTCAGTCATCTGTTCTAAATGACATCTCCAGAATAAATCATCATCTTCCATTCCCCAATCCCAATAGTTATTAGAATATCCATTAGTTTCTTCGACCTGTTCTTTGCTAAAAACTACTGCGCCACCAAAATATTCAAAATACTTTAATTTATAGTCCATTTGAGATATTTGAGTAGCTATATGTCTTGGTGCTATAGTAGGATAAGAGTAATCAGCACCACCATCTTCTTCTGGTATCATATCTATATCATGCCAAACTATATAATCACATCCTTCTTCAAAAGCATGTTTAGCTGCTATATTTTTCATAGCACCTCTATTGAATAGTTTATCATCTACTTGATGAGCGAAGTACATTTGAAATTCTATACCCTGGTTCTTAAGGTATTTTCCTACTTTAGGAACAAATTCATTAAGATGTAATTCTCTATCTCTATAAGGTACGCAAACTCCTAATTTCATATTCCTACTTTTAGATGGGTGTAGTTATCCTTTGTTTCTTTACGGTGTACTTTAAACTTACAATCTGATAATCCTTCATATTCTTGTTGGTTAGTACTCAATAGTACTTCATTGTTAAATCTTAATTGGTTCCATCTAGTTAAACTATCTTGCCATACTCCATCTTTAAATCCTAAATTGGGATGGTTTAATTTTTTTACTTTACTCTTCCTTCTATGAGGTATATAACTAAAATTAAATGAATCTTGGTTAAATACTTTTTTATCAATACAAAATTCTTTATGTATAGAAGTATTATTATCTTTAAATCTGTTAAAAAATTTAACTGAATCTATAGCACCTTTGAACTTATGTTTTTTATTATGGTCAGAACCTATGTTTATATAAGGGACTTTAGAGTAGTTAAATATTTGGTAGTTTAAAGTTTCTTTTCCCTCTAATTCACCATTTATATAAAGTTCAATAGTTTTAGTTCTAGAATAATACTTAATATTGATAACAAAATTTCTTAAATCTGATATTTTAGAATTTAAAGTATATATTTGGTGTTTCTTATCAAATACTTCCAGGTAAAATCTCTTAAATGAAGTATATTTTAATTTAAAATCACTACCTTCTATATTCATTATGACAAAATCATCTTTTTGGGCTTCATGGTTATATGTAACTTCATCTAATCTTAATTTAATCTCTATTTCGAAATCCCTAATAAAAGTTAGAGTATTCTTATATATAGAATAACTATTCCAACCGTTATAAATTAAAGTATTAATATCACCAGGTAGGTATACTTCTTTTATAGGTAATAGGTTAAGTTTATTATTTATACATCGATACCTTAAATCATCATCTTCGAATCCCCACCCCCAGTATAAATTAGAAAAACCGTTAATCTGTTCAAATTGATCTACTGGGAAAAGTGTTACACCGCCAAAATAACTATCGAAAGGTAAATCTTCAGAAATTAAATGGATTGGGTGGTCTGAGTAGGAATAATCTACTTCTATAGGTAAAATATCTATGTCATGAAACACAACATGGCTACAACCTTGGGATTTAGCTTCTAAAAATCCTATATTACATAATTTACCTCTATTGAAAGCACTAGCATTATCCTGTTCTACAATAATCAAAGAATACTTATACCCTTTTGATAATAAGTACTTTTCAATATGTCCCTTAAAAATAGTATAGTGCTCCCATCTATTTCTAAAAGGAACAATTATACCTACTTTACTCATCTTTATTTAAAGGATCTACATAATTCTGCTTCCAGAGATCTAAATACCAAGCTATTCTATCACCCCATTCTTCTTTATCTATTTCTTCTACCCAAAGGGTAAGGGCATCTAGTGAATCAGCAATTTTTTCTAAAGATTCAACTTTTCTTACTTCTAAAAGTTCTTTTTCCGAATCTAATTTTGAGCTCATATTGTAACTATTTTATTTATTAGCGGCTTCCAGTGAACATAATCTTTATATTCAATATACGAAAATTCTTTTAGTTTTTCAACTAAAAATTCAGGAT